TAATTAATAAGAATTTAAAAAAGAAAGAAGATGGAAAATAATGTAAGAATATTGATCGTAGAAGATGAAGGAGCAATTATTGAGCATCTTAAAGCACGATTTAAAAATGAATTTGAGTTTGTAGAAGCGTATAGTTATCTTTCAGCAATTGGAAATTGGAATAAATATCAAGGAATATTTGATTGTATTATCATAGATTTACAAATTAGTCTTGAGGGGTTAGAAGAGGATGAAAGAAGTGATAACTATTATCCTCTTATCGGTTTAGCCTTTATTGAAGATATTTGTAAGAAATTTGATCCCGAGGGGAAAATGAATCTTCTAAAGAAAATGATAATATTTTCAGGTTTCATCAATAATTTAAAAAATGGAGATTATAAAAAGAAAGATTGGATACTCGATAATATACAGTGTATTGCAAAAGACTCAGATAGTATTCAAACATTAGTAGATAAAATAAAAGAAATAGTTTATGAATAATGATAAAAAATGGTATTTAAACCCCATTATATATATGTATATACTTTTGCTAGTTGTTACTTCTCTGTCACTATATAATTATTGGACAGTAAATAAGTATATAAATGAGTTTAATGAAACTAGGATACAAGAAATAATATGTCACAATGGTGTAAATGGTTATATGTCATCAACAAACGGAATTAATGGTGATGTTCGTTTGGGCAACACAAATGAAATAAGTAGAGATTTGGAAATATTTGTACATAGACTATTAGATGCTAAAAAAGGGCTGTTCGATTCTAATACTATAACATTTCTAGTTACTTTAATTGTAGGATTATTAGCTGGTAATCTGTTAAATACACAAGCAAAAGTTCAGGAATTAACGAATAAATGCAAAATAGATTTGAATAAAAATAAAGAGTCAATACGAATTATTGAGGAGAAAAGATCTAAGATCAATTCTTTAGAGGAGCGGGCGGCTAAAATTATTAATAATATTTCTATTCAAGAACAAACTATAGCCAAAAGCAAAGATGATTTTAAGAATCAAGTAGCTACAATAAATAAATTACTTAATCAATTTTCATTACTATACAAAGTTGAAGGGTTATATAATACTGCATATAACTTGCAATCAGTACTAGAATCAGAACACCGTTATTTAAAAAATGCGGATAATAACATATTGACACGAATTGATAAATCTACAACAGATCTGATAAAATCAATAAAAGAATCTAAGTATTATTATATATCAAAGGATGCTAAATTAGAATTAATTACGACCCTCCAAAATACTATATATATATTTAAAATGGAAAAAGAGAAAATAGAAATGGCAAAACTAAATCCATCAAAAATATTAAATTATTTATTAGGCAATTTGAATGATCTGTTACATCATATAAATGGAATAACAGATATCTGAGAAAACTAAAGTCTGAGCATTCAACTCAGGCTATATTATTAATCACCTGTCCCAAATGTGGTACTAAATTTAAAATGGAGGAATAAAACTATGAGTATTAAAGTTAATGATCTTAGAATAGGAAACCTATTAAGAGTTATTGAGAGTAAGGAAGTAATCACTATAGAATTTATTAATAATTTAATTGAGGATGGTAATTTCAGTATAGGTTACAAAACGGGAAATGGAGATAAGGTCTTTAAGAGAATATCGGAATTAGAACCTATTGATTTCAAAAATGACCTAGATAAATATGGTTTTACCGACCATCTGTTACTATCAGAGCTTAAAGAAGATAATAATAATATATTAATAGAGATAAATGAACATGGTTTTATGCTATACAAATGTGATAATGGATATAGATACATAAATTTAACTCATGAACGATTTAAGACTTTTCTCCACTTACTACAAAATCAATACTATTTTGTGACTGGCAAAGAGCTTGATGTAAGCAATATAAAATAACTCATCTTAACTATACACCAAATGTTCATACTCAGTTTGGCAACCGTTACGAGCGTTCAAAATAACATCAAAACATAAATACTATGGAAGATAACATAAAAGACACCCTAATAGCTTCTCCATACCCATTTTGGCTAACAGTGCTTATATTTGCTTTGGTAACCGGATTAGTACAATGTATTGTTTTCTATTTCAAAGAGAAAGGAAAGAACTTGGCAACTAAAGAGGATATAGCAGGGATTACTAAAGAAATCGAATCTGTAAAAGCAAGTTATAACGAATCACTCGAACGACACAAAATGGAACTTCAAAAAGAGTTCGAAAAGACTAAATACATAATTAATTTATGTAATACCATTGATATGTCACTTACACAACTTATAGCTGAAGCAATCAAATCAGACATCGATCCTGAATATGATGATAGAAATATCGCGTATACTGCCAAAGGCATATATGATTTTCTACACATACATCAAGCACGTTACGGGGGAAATAAAGTATTAGATAAATTGAAAGATATTTCTTTTGAAATAGCAAAATTACTTGAATCGGATTATCCTCATATTTCCTATGATTATAAAAAAATATATATTGCAACACTAAACGAAGCAGCGTCCTTGTTTCTTCTAAAGTTTAATTAGATAAGCCGGAGAAATCCGGCTTTTTCTCTACCTATTTTCAGCTTTACAACACCATAGCTTTATCCCAATTGGAGAAAATAGTGTCTGAAATCAAATAAAAGTAAAGAAAAATTTGCTTTTATGTGGTTTTGTATGTTCTTTTGCCATATTATTAACAAATAAAACGTAACCCTTCGGTGAACCCCGTTGGCTTCAAAACAAAACGTCCCGACCTTGTAGTCTCTTACTTGAGTCGGGATTCGTTTTAAAAATAGTGCGATTGATTTTAGATGATTTTCAAAATGCTCCGATGAAGTTGTAGTGCACTCTCATTTGTTCGGAGCACTTTCAGATTCACTCCGATTTCGTGTTGGAGTTTTTAAAAGAGTGTGGCAACAACTCGACCAGATCCATGTTCAGGTCGTTGTCATACCGATGCACATTATTCAGGAAGAAGACCAGCCACTGCCGGAAGTCAACGTCCGCCGCCTTACAACACGCCATCATGGAGTAGATTACCGCCGCATCCTCTGCTGAAGAGTCGGTTCCACAGAACAACCAGTTCTTTCTGCCCAGAGTGATATCTCGTATTTGATTCTCTCCTTCATTATTATCTATTCTTAGACGACCATCCAAGTGGTAACGGGTCAGTTTATGATAAATATTATAGGTATAGCTCAGTGCCTTGGCAATGCGACCTTTGGGCATAACCTTAGGCATCTCCGCCAACATCCATTTCTCAAAGGTCTGCATCAAGGGATAAGACATGCGGGCACGCAAGTCAGCCCGCTCTTCATAAGCGAGTTGCTGCTCATCAGCTATCCGTTCTATATCATATAGCAAACCAATCTGTGTAAGGGCATATTCTGAACGTGCCTTGTCTTCCAGCTTGGCTTCATCAAACTTCCTTCTGGCATGAGCCCAACAACCGATAGGACAGATCCCTTTCTTTGCTTCAAAACTATCATACACGGCATAGCCATCGCTTTGTATAAAGCCTTGGAAGTCCTTAAAGAGTCTCAAAGCCACTTTTTGAGCTCGTGAACCATGGTCGTAGTAGAAGGCCGCAAGTCCGGTCATGGGGGAACGAACCATCCAAAGGTATCCTTTGATGGTTTTCTTCTTTTCATTATTAATGACAGGTACGGTGGTTTCGTCGGCCTGTATATAATCGGTACTCATAATGAGTTCCAACAGCCGGTAATAGGTGGGGCGTAGAAGGTCGGCTACTCCTTCCCGCCATCCCGCAATGGTGGATTCGGGAAGGTCTATGCCCAGCGAACGGAACATCTTAGCTTGTCGATAAAAGGGAAGGTGGTAAGCAAACTTGCCTATCATCAGTTCGGCAAGCAGGGTGGCATCGGCATAACTCTTTGCTAAGGGTAATAGACTAAGGGGAGCAGTGATAAACGGACACTCTTCCTTTTTAGTCTTGTCTTTGGGGATAAACTTGCGACGTACATCCACACGTACATGGCAGCTTCCCGGGTTATAAACTAATACTTCACGAGTTTCCGGTTCTACTTCCACGTATTCATCTTCATATCCGATAATTTCCTGGGGAGTAATTTTATTGATGATACGTTCCAGATTCTCCGGAAGCGGACGACGGGCCGGTTTACCCTTCTTGCGTATCTGGGTGCGGTTTTCCTTATAGATTTTTATTTCATCGGCGATACCCGAGACCAGTTGTTTTTCTTCAGGAAGGAGATCCAATCCTTCGAAGTCGAGCCAGCGTTGCTGTGGATCTTCCGGGATATACTTCTCGCTCTTCTGCCCCCAGATTTGACGGCGTAGTTTGTCCACCTGGTGCTTTAGATAAAGAATCTGTTCTTGTTGGTCTCCAATGGTCTTGTTTTGGGAACGAAGTTTGTTTTCCTGCTGATCTATGATGGCTTCTTTTTCAGATAGGGCTGAAGTAGCTTCCTGAGCACGTTGTTCGTAATAATCCGATTGGGTTTGGAGGTTAGATGAGTGTAGAACGGAAACGTTTTCATCTTGCTGGCGCAAGCTGGTTAGCTCGCTTTTGAGGTTGACATTTTCCTGATAAAGCCTGTCGCGCTCTTCCAGTATTTGCTGTATAAATAGGCTCTGTTCTTCTGTCATCTCTGTTTGTCTGATACCACAAAGATACATAAAATCAGTTACTTGTACAACTATTTCGCAGACTATATCACCACTTCTTACGCTTAAAAATCAGACTCTTGTCAACATTCTGCAGCATACTTATCAGGTTCTGCCAACTGGTGTGAAGGGCACCGGTATTTTCATCAATATCAGGCAAACGGAAGCTACCTTCGGGCAGGATGATTTGATAAACAACCAACTGCCCATACTCCATATGGAGGATTTTCATACCAGTACAGTAACGGTTGATAAAGATAAAAACGTCACCGCTGCGGATATCTTTGCCCATCACATCGTGTATCAATCCGCTTAGAGAGTGGAAGCCTCGCCGCATATCGGCCGGATAGGGATACAGGTAATAGTTCATCGAGGGAGTCAGGTGTAGCATGTCATTGTGGGTTTAACAGGGAAAGAATTTCTTTTGCACTAATGCACCCTCTGAAGCGCAGGGTGATGCCACTCGGATAGGTTATCTCCAGTTGGCTCTCCACACCAGGAATGCCGGAAGGGTTGTCGTTACCGGGTGCATCAATGGAAAGTGGAAGGAAACCATTGCATATCAGCGGATGACTGGACGGGCGAATATGCTTTTGCCAATAATAAAACTTACTAGGAGCAAGCCCCTCGTTGGAGCAGAAATCCTTCACGGTTAAACCTGACTCTTGGAAACGGGAGTAAATCTCCTCGAAACGTTTACGATCTAATTGCATAAAAATTGCTGTTGATTTGCGCAAAGGTACGACAGCAGACTGGAAGATCAGAGACGGGGTTTACCGAAGGCTTACAAATAAAACATGCAATTATGGAAGGCATTCTAAATTTTATTTCAATTATTTTTATAGTATTCGGTATTTTGCAAATTATTTTGTTCTTCAAGATGTGGGGAATGACTAATGACGTAAAAGAGTTGAAAAACTTGTATGCTGATAGAAGCAAGGAACTTGCATCAAGTATAAACCGATTGTCGGATGTTATTAAATCTTCAATACCTAAAGAAGAAAAGCAACCTGTAAAAAAGAATATTATTCCCGAGAAGAAGTTCTCAGAGCTTATCCAAGAGCCATACAAGAAAGCTCCCGAAAATGAATTACCTGCCATAGACGAGAATAGCAATGACTTTAAACAGCATTTACGTAAATGGAAAATTTTAAAGGATAAAGGGTATGTTGAACAAGCAGTGAGAGAGTACATGGAATATACTCAATTAGAACGCGACTTTGCGGAAGATTTCATTAATAACTTGTAATAAAAAAGAGCCAAAGCATTAAATTCCGGCTTATTTGTTGGCATCTGTTCTGATGTTAAAACAGATATTATTGAGAGTAAGGGAGGGAGAAATCACGCTATAATCATGCTTTTGCATTACTATAGCGTGATTCCTAGATATTGCTACAAAGTGAATTAGAAAATTGCGGATTGCTCAATATAAATATCAATTCCTTCATGAGACTTTGAATCAACTTTGAAAGCACTTCCATCTATAGATATTATTTTTATTTTTTCTCCTTTAGGTAATATTCCTCCTAATTGGAAAACCTCATCAGCATCTTTATTCTGTATAGCTTGTATTATTTTTTGTATACTAGATGCAAAATGTGTAAAAATACAACTATCTTTTAATATAAATTCTGCCCCTATATATTTTTCTGGATAAAATCCTGCAACTGGTGTCATTTTCCCCTTATAAGTATAATTAAAAGGTTTACTGTGCTCTTGGGATTTATTTTTAGATGTTGAACTACCTTTATTTAGAGAAAGTGAACGAGTGTCATACTCTTTTACATCTAATATTCCTTTTCCAATAGTGCGGATTGTATATGTTTGGCGTACCATTCCTCCATAACTGTTTTTAGCTCCGATATCAAGAACGAAGGTTGCACTAGATTCATCTTTCGCAATCACTTCTTCACTATGTATAACCAATGAGCTAGGATCTTTTAGAGTTTTATTGAAATATTCCTTATAAGCTATTCTGCCTTTTGATACTCCACTCGGCTTGCATGAACATAATATTATAATTGTCAATGAAAATAAAATAATTAGCTTATTCATAAGTATTTGGTATTAAATATATCTACGATTGAATTTACTTTCCGCAAAACTACCCAAAAATATGCTATCTGCAAATTATTTCACAACAATACGACTATTGTTGGATATTGAATAGGCGATTTTAGTTGAGACGGTGGGAGAGTGGCTAAATTTGAGAATTAATTATAAATAAAAATATATGGCTGGTTTACATTTTGATGCAACTTACAATAATGAAGATGTAATGCGTAAAGTTCGTGAATCTCAAAAAGCTTTTACTGAGCTTGCAAATACTGCTGAAGCACAAGGTAAAAGGATTGATGTGGCATTTGAAAAGATTTCGTTGAAATCTCTCGAACGTGTTCAAGAGATTATGAAGAGTTTTCCTAAAGAGGTACAAGGTATATCATCCTTTCAAAAGCAGGTTGATGAACTTGAAAAGCATATTGAACGAGTAAACCAGAGAATTGTGAGCGTTGGAAGTGGAAAATTGAACCCTACTCTTAGTGACACGTCTAGTAATATCAATATTGGCGATGTATTGAAACAACAGGTATATGTGGGGGCTCAGTCTATCAACACATTAACTGAGAAGATTATTCAGCAAAAAACTTTGATAAAAGACATTGAAAACGATGTTAGAACTTTGGGCGAAGCATATCGAAAGGCAGGAGCTGGAACAACAAGAGGAAATGCTTTGTTTGCAGATTTTAAGGGTGCAAAAGCGGCATTACAGGAAGAAAAAGCTTCTTTGTTTGACCTACAAACACAGCAGGCACAAGCTCGATTATCAGTTCGTAAGTTGAAAGATGAACAAAGCCTATATCAGAAAGAAACTCAGAAGGTTGTTGATTCCAACAATCAAATGGCTGTTTCTTTCCAAAAGACTCTTGCTGCAATCGGTGGTACTGCTATGTTGAAAAAGTTTGTTTCAGATGTTGTAAAGGTACGTGGAGAAATGCAACAGATTGAGGTGTCTTTATCTACACTTCTGCAGAATAAAGAAAAAGCAGATACTTTGATGTCTCAGATTGTGAAAACTGCTGCTGAAACCCCTTTCTCTGTGACTGAACTTGCTACTGGCTCAAAGCAACTTGTCGCTTACGGTTTTCAAGCGGAGAAGGTAAATGATACTTTGGTACGATTAGGCAATATCGCTTCTGGATTAGGATTGCCACTTGAACGTTTAACATATCTTTATGGTACGACCATGACGCAAGGACGACTCTATGCCCGTGATCTGATGCAGTTTACCACTTCTGGTATTCCTATGCTTCAAGGTCTAGCAGATATGTATGGTAAGTCTACGGATGAAGTAAACAAAATGGTTTCAGCAGGAAAGATTGGTTTTCCCGAAGTAAAGAAGGTTATTGAGAATTTGACAGATGAAGGTGGAAAGTTTTTTAACTTGATGCAGGAACAATCAAAAACACTCACAGGGAAAATTTCAAATCTTGGTGATTCTTGGGATGAGATGTTGAATAAAATAGGAAAATCGAATGAGGATACTCTTAATGCATCGCTTGATACAGCTAAATATTTGGTTGAACATTATGAAACTGTTGGTAGGATACTTATAGGGCTAATTTCCACTTATGGTACATATAAAGCTGCAACGATTTCATATTATGCAATAACGAAAACTTATGGAGTCTTTGATATATCAACTAAAGAACTACAATTTGTGGCTACAATGAAAAATATAGTGGCAACAAAAGCAATGACGGTTCAGCAAGCATTATTGAATAAAACAATGCTAAGTAATTCTTATGTACTTGTGGCGACATTACTTGTTGGCGCTGCGACTGCTATGTGGGCGTTACATGATGCAACGACTATACAAGAGCGGGAATTAGCACGTATTAGCGATCGAACTGACAAGTATAATAAATATTTGGATGATGAGAAAAAACACATTAATGATCTGCTTTCCGTTCTTCAGGATGAAAATGCTACCCAAAAAGAAAAAATAGAGGTGTTTAACGTGCTTCAATCAAAGTATCCAAATATTTTCAATAAATATAAAACAGAAAAAGAACTAATTGATAATCTTACAGATGCTCGTAGATTAGAGAATGAACAAATTCGGATTCGTCAAGAATTGATGAATGTGAAAAATAATAACGACGATGTTACTCGTTATAAAGAACTCCAAAGATTTTTGTCTCTTGCACAGAAGAAAAAGTCAGGAAGGACATCTACTGAAGAATCAGACTTTAATTTTCTTCTAAAGAAATATGAAGTAAACAAAAGAGGCGTAGGTATTTCTGTAGAAGATTATATTATTGAAATGATGGGTGCTCTATCCGATACGATTGGGGCAGGACAAGAAGTAATACGCAGACAAGAGCAGACAGCATGGGAGGCCTCAATTGATACAATGGATAAAACGACTGCTACAGGATATAAAAAAATGCTTGAAGGCTATCAGGTTTTATTGAAGGATTCGGGAAAAGAATGGATTAAGATTCAAGGAGCGGAGGCTCCCGTTAATGCGGAAATCCTAGCTACTCGTATAAAACAACTGAACGATAGAGTTCTTAATGCAGAATGGAAGAGTGCTGAAACTTATCGTAATGAAGCTAAAGCCGCATGGGAAAAAGCAAAGAAGGAAGTTGAAGACGTAAAGTCAGGTAAGGCTACATACAAATCTGAGGAAAATTATCAGAAAACATTAAAAGAAAAGAATGATGCAGTAAGTGTCGCTGAAAAGAGATACAAAAATTTAGGTGGACTTACTGGTAGTGCATTGTCTAGACAAGAGAAGGAAACAGAAAAACTACGTATACAGCAGGAGAAGTATTCTCTTTTGTTGGATAAACAAGCTTTAGAAAAGAATCGTCAGGCTGAAGATTTAGAAAATCAATTAACTCAAACTAAAATAAATAAAGAAACAGATGGTTTCAAAAGAGTTCAATTGCAAAGAGAACTTGATAACAAAAAAGAGATTCAAAACTTAGAACGACAAAAAGAAGATTATATACGTACTATTATTCAGCTTGAAAAAGAAAAGTTCGATGCTAAGGAGGATTTAATAGCCAAACAAAATCCGAAGCATGTCAAGGAAACATTTGATCCATCTACTGTTAAAGTCAACATCTCTGTTTTTGATGGTATTATAGGCAATACTTCCAAGAAACAGATCAATGACAAGATACGTGAACAGGAAGATTCTTGGAATGAATATCTTACTAAATATGGGACTTTCCAACAAAAGAAGGCTGCCATTGAACAAAAGTATCAGAGCCTTATTAAAGAAGCACCTGACGCTGGAAAAGCGGCTGCTTTGCAAAAAGAATGGGAAGAATCATTGGCGAACCTTAACCTTAGTAAGTTAAAGCAAGACATCAATTGGGAGGTTGTCTTCGGTGACATGAGTAAAGTTACCAAGAAACAATTACAGCAGGTAAAGAAACAATTGCAAGAATTTAAAAAGTCTCCTGAGTTCAAAACCTCCACCCCGGAACAGATCAAAGTGATAGAAGAAGCTTTGAATAACATAAATACAGCATTGGTTGATAAAGGTGGTTTCTTCGGAGGATTGACGGACTCTCTTACTGAATATGAAGGTACTGTATATAAAGTAAAAGAGGCACAGGAGGAGTTGGAAAAGGCATTGAAATCAGGCGATGAAGTTGCTATAGAGAAAGCGAAGAAGAAAAAGAACGCAGCAGAACAAAATCAAGCTAATGCACAGGCAAATGTAGAAAAGTCTAAAGACAAGGCAATCGGTAATATTACTGCTGTCTCCAATGCCATCGTGCAACTCGGTAAAGAGAATGTTAGTTTGTCTGATATTGGAAATACAGTTGGAGCTCTTGTTGATACCCTCAGTGCTTCAGGAACCAAAATCGGTGGAATCATTTCGGCTATTTTATCTATAATAGATGCCGCAGGCGAAGTGGGTACTTTTCAATATGGTATGGATATTATCGAAAATATATCAAGTACTGTAACTGACGCTTTCGCGAGGGACACAGAAGCCATAACGGGGCTAGATATGAGTTTCATGAAAAGTGCTGATTATGACGATTACAATGAATTAGTTGAGGAGTATGGTACTTTGCTAGATGTTTGGGATCAGCTTCTTGATAAGAAGAAAGCCTACATTAAGGAATCCTACGGAGCCGAAGTAACAAAGGTTGGACAGGAGGCACTAGATATATTGAATTCTGAAAGGGAAATAACAAAAGAACTCGCTAGCTCAAGATTAGATGCAGGTAAAAGTGCTGGTAGTCATTCTATAAATTACCGTATGTGGAAAGGTTCCTATGACTACAATGGCATTAACTGGAAGGATGTTGCAGGCGATATTTCCAAAGCTCTTGGAGGTGTTGATTTCAGCAATATGTGGAGTATGCTTAATATGTCGGCAGAACAGTTGGAATGGATTAAAACCAACTATACTGGATTATGGGCAAATATGGATGGTGATTTCAGAGGTTATCTTGATGATATTATTAAATATGGAGATACTGAAAAGGATATTATTAACTCTATCAATGAACAGCTTACACAAATGTCATTTGATAGCTTATTTGATAGTTTTTTGAATACTCTCATGGATATGGACGCTTCTTCAAAGGACTTTGCCGATAACTTTGAAGAATATATGCGAAAGGCTATTTTCACTTCTATGTTTGCTAAAAATTATGAAGGGGCATTAGAAGACTGGTATGAAGCTTTCGCTGAAGCAAATAAGAAGGAAGGTGGAATTACTGCAAGTGATGTTAAGGATTTGAGAAATAAGTGGGATGATATTGTTAATGGTGCATTATCAGATCGTGAAGCTTGGGAGCAGATAGTAGGTAGTTCCGGAGCATCCACCTCTCAATCCTCTTCCCAAAAAGGATTTGCTGCCATGTCACAAGATACAGGCGAAGAACTTAACGGTCGTTTTACCGCTTTACAGATATCCAATGAAGAAATAAAGAACTCCATGTTATCCATGTTGGTGTCAATGAACCTTATTTCAGTGACAGTCGGGAATAATAGCATAACCCTGACGGAGATAAGGAACCTTGCTATTTCTTCTAACAGTTATTTGGAAGATATAGCAGGATATCAGAAGAGAATCGTAAATGAATTTGGTAATAAGTTGGATAGTATAAATAGCGGAATTAAACAATTTAATAGTAAATAATAAATAGAAGTGATAGTATTCCAATGAAAGAAGAATTATTCATAAATGGCAAGGATGCTTACGTAGAGTGGGGGATAAGTATGGATAATACCTCATTATCTGCATTAATGACTCCTGCCCCTAATAAAGCATTCATAGAAAGCGAGAGCCGATTAGAGCATGGGAAAAGGGTAGTTATTGCCAATCCAAGGGTAGATGTGAGAAATCTAACCCTTCAGCTCAATCTAACGGCTTCCAGTGAGGAACAATTTTTTGCTCGTTATAGCAGTTTCTGCGAGGAACTGGCTACTGGAGTTCTTGAAATAAAGACCAAGTATCAACCTGCTGTTGTATATAAAACGATCTATCAATCATGCAGTCAATTCAGCCAGTTCATGAGAGGAATAGGCAAATTTAGCTTAAAACTCAATGAACCTGACCCGTCCAACCGTGTTGAAAACATCTAATTTCCAACAATAGCTGAATTGTTGCATATGAGAGTGTCTTATTTTAGGCACTCTTTTTTTTATCTCCGAACTTTGGTGTCATGGACAAAGTGGATATCAAAGACATATTCGGAAACATACGCTATTCTACTCCAATTAATGAAGGTAGTAAGCGCAAATATCTCTTGATGAAGGAGGATTATATCACATTGAAGTTTTCATTGGATGATCCTGTACACTTCAAGTTAGGAGATGGTATAGATAACGAGTTAGGCGTCTTTGAACTTGTGGACTTGTATAAGCCTGCTTATAACACATCAACAGGTGGCTATGACTACGAAATCCGTCTTGATGCTTACTATTGGAAGTGGAAAAACAAGAAGTTTTTCTATAGTCCTGATAGCGGTAGTCGTGAGGCAGGCTGGAATCTTACTGATACCTTAAAGGTTCACATGGATGTGTTTCTGAAGAACTTGGAAGTCCTAGGTTATAAGTACCATGACAAAACGTTTAAATGCGAAATAGATGAGACAGTAGATACTTCTTCTAAATTGATCTCATACGAAAATATTAACATGATCGATGCACTCAATCAAATGGCTGAGAGTTTTGAATGTGAGTGGTGGGTAGAGGAAGAAGTGATTCATTTTGGTCGTTGCGAGGATGGCGATCCCGTTGACTTCGAACTAGGAATGAATGTCAGCAAGATGGATAGAAGTGATAGCCAAGATTCATACGCAACTCGTATTTATGCGTTTGGGTCAACACGGAACATACCGCCAACATACCGCAAGAAATTGATCTTTGATGTCAAGCAAGTAAGCGGACGTGATATAGCGGATACATCAAGAGTACTTAAGAGTGAATACTTTCCATCCGATTCGATTTTGTGTGAAAGATTACAGGGAAAGGCACATATTGATGGAAGCGTTGTCAATGAAAATAGAGAATATAAGTGTACTATAATCAACGCTCTGAGTGGTGGTACTTATTCCGTGTTAACAGCTCCTGTTCAGTTTATGATTAGTGGAATAACTGGTACCGGTTCAACGGAATATTATCCTCCCGTAGGAACATATTATTACCAGTTGGATTTATATTACACAAAAGATGGCAAAGCTCATACTGTGTATAGTGAAAACAAGGACCATTACCATTCAGATAAAAATATAAATGGATTCAGAGACACGTTCAATTTTCCTTCGAGTTTCAATATAGAAAAGGGAGCCGTTAATCTAGAAGCGAAATTAACAGTGAGAGCGCAAACAGAAGTATCTCCTCGCGGTGTTTCTGCCCAGATTCTTTCCTTTGATCTTATATTAGAGAATTTGGCTCAGTCTGTGAATACTACTATCGCGTTCGTTACCGGGGCAAATGCTGGAAAGTCATTTAATGCTGTGTACAATCCGGGATTTTTCACAGGCGAAGCAGCTAATGTGCTGCGTTTGCCGGAAGGTATTACCGCTTCTCTTGGCGACACCTACACAATTGATAACATTGTAAAAGGTAATGTCCCATCTATATATTTCTCAGATGATAAAGGTTCTCAAACTGCCGAAGGTATTGTGACTAAGCATTTGATGATGCCTGAAGGCGTACCATATATTGATGCCTATGAAGGTATGACAGAGGAGGAAGCTGTAGAGCAGATCGTTATTTTTGATGATATCTATCCTAGACGTGAAAAACTGACGGGTATGGTAACAACTCATACATATACTGATACTATAGATAATCCGGATGGAACAAAAACTTCGAAAGATTGGTTGGCATGGAGATTTAAAGACTCGGACCTGGGATTCCATTTCTCAAACGAATATCGGTTAGATGGAGAAGATTTACGTATAGTCTTTCAATCCGGTCCTTTAGCTGGCATGGACTTTGAAGTAACATTCAATCCTTACGATTCAGCCGGAGGTGATAAATATCAGCCTGAAAAATCAGAGGACGGAACCTGGAATAAGGATGCTCAGGTCTACGAGATAAAGCGTAATGATGATTATGGCAGAATGCTTCCTGATGACATTTTACATCCTACGGATCAAGGTGGTGACACGTATATTCTCTATGGCTATGATCCTCAATTCGTATCCGACAAGCTTATTCCTGACGCAGAGAAAGAAGTCGAGGAGCGGGCAAGAGAATATATTGAAGAACTTAAACAAGACCCTTCTACTTACAATACCACCATGATGTCGGATTATATCTATGGCATTAATCCTGGAACGGGTAAACAAGATCCCGACTTTGCCAAGAGTTTCACCGTTGGTCAGAAAGTGAACCTTATTAATAAGGCATACTTTGAAGAAGGTCGTATCTCTCGTATCATAGGGCTTGAATATAACCTTGATATCCCTTATGACTCTCCGATATACACTGTCGGAGAAACAGCTCCTTATTCTCGTATTGGCGAGCTTGAAAACAAGATCGACTCTCTTACATACCGGAAGGAAAAGAGCAAACAGCAAGTAATTAATAACGGGAGTTCTTCTTCGGGTGGAGGAAGCACTATCGCAAAGTTAATACAGACTATAAATGTAACATCCAGTAATGTAGGATATATAAAGACTGGGGATATGATTCCGGCTGGAACTACATTGGAAGAGATCTTTATTAATATGCTTTCTCAAAAGGCTTCAGCAAAATTAGAATGGAAACTGTCGTCTTCTAATGATGTTGAATTTGGTACCCAGAAAGGCTATATCACTTATACAGCATATAGAAACGGTCAAGGCCCTATGGAACAAGCTTATTATGATAATAACCCTAACAACAAACTAATTTTTTCGGAAGAAGTCGGTGGCGTGCAGACTACAACGAGACAACTGCAAGGTAATTACACACAGGGAGAAACCTATTTTGCTACAGTCATATATGCTGCGAGTGAAGATGGGTCGTTGCCCAAGAAAGAATTGACTAGCAAGATCAGCGTTAACGTCAAACGTAAATGGTTCGCTGGTGTATGTTCTTCTATTCCTCAGTCATCTGCCGATGTACGTGCATTGAGCAGTAATGGTCTGTATAACGGTCCTGGGACCTATAAATTTCCTGTAGGACAATGGAAAATGTTTGTGATCTGTATTCCTGCTGATACAATTAAAGAATTAACCTTGACAGCATATCCGGGAAATTTCATAGAGGATGGTGCAGATGGGCCATTCAATATTATGGTAGAGGGAGCAAATGGAAGCGAAGCGGTGAACTATAAGATGTGGGTTGCAGAATCTATAATGGAGAACGATCCGGATACATTCACCTTTAAAACAGTATAGTATGGAAGATAAAGTCGAAATAGTAGAGTATCTGTCAGATATAAAATCTGTAATGCCTCGTTCCAGTTTGGTAATTGCCGGAGCAAGCTTCTTCCTTCAGTATAAACGAACAAGGAGCTTGCCGATTGATTCGACGGCAGCATGGGACTCTTTGGAAAAAGCAACTCGGTATGCTCAGAATATTGATACTGTAGCATACGTACCCTATGAAGGGCAGATGATAACAGTAAAGGATAATGGTAAAATTAGTGCTTACATCCTTGTGCTTGATGAATCTCTCCCTCTTGCAGATAAACGTACGCACTGCAAGTTGGAACCTATCGCATCTCAAAGCTTTGGTGACGACCGGTACGTTCGTAAAGACATCAAAGATACTTTCAAGAAAGGCTTTACTTCCAAAGAGGGCTGCGACATCGAAGGTGGGCTAAATGTGGGTAAACTCACGAAGTTGTCCGGTGGTGTCGTCGTGATGGCCGACACCGATTATGGAGTTACAGAATCAGAAAAAGAAAATCCCGAAAATAGTAATTTTATGGCAATAGGATTAACAGAAGTTCCTAAAAACAGTGGATTCGGTTCTACCTCACTGGGTGAGATGGATAACACAGATGAATCATTCGATCTGGTTCCGGACGGCAACTACATGATGCAAAAACGAGCAGGTGTATTCTATCCCGTGAAAGCAGCCGCAGGCGGTGGAGGAACAAAACTCACCCTTGCCTTTGTCACTCCGTCAAATGCAACGGCCGTTCATGGTAAGGAGACACTGATCAAGTACACATACTCATCTACCTTGTCCGGAGAGGAAACCGGCGAAGGTATCGCAACCTATACTTTGAACAATAAGCAGGTAGCCTCCGAAACAATCAATCAAGGCGAAGTCTCATTCAATATAGGCAAATACCTGATACTCGGTGATAACGTCCTCGTTGTACAAGTTACCGACAGTTACGGAGCTACCCGCAAGCTGACATTCAAGATCAACGCGGTAAGCATTGCCGTAACGTCTACATTCGATGATTCAAAAGCCTATGTGGGAGCGATCTCATTCCCATATACCCCGCTTGGTGCCGTAGAGAAAACCATTCACTTTGTCGTTGATGGTAAAGAAACGGGTACCTACACCACATCTGTATCTAATCGTCAGCAGACATATTCAATCCCGGCACAGGCGCATGGTGCACATACGCTCGACGTTTATGCGACGGCAACGATCAACGATACCGAAGTAGAAAGCGATCGTCTACGCTATGATATTATCAGCATTGTATCCGGAAACAACACACCGGTTATTGCGTCATCCTTCAGGACTGCCGAAGTCGAACAATTCGGCACACTCCTGATCCCCTACATCGTTTATAATCCTGCTACAACGACAAGTGATATCACCCTGTCAGCTAATGGAACCGTGATCAGTGATCAAACGATCGACCGCACGCGACAAACATGGAGTTACCGGGCAGAAACTTCCGGGGAACTGGAACTGAAAATTGCATGCGGATCTGTGAGCAAAACATTCAACCTAACGGTTAGGGAATCAGAGATCGATGTTCGTCCGGAGGAAGCGGATCTCGTTCTCTTCCTCACCTCCGTGAACCGCAGCAACAACGAAGAAGGAAAAAACATCTGGAACTATGGCGAGATCTTCGCCGTACTTACCGCATTCAACTACGCAACGAACGGATGGATCAAGACAGTTGACGGATTCGTAGCTCTTCGCGTTAATGGTGATGCACGTGTAACCATCCCCTACAACTCCTTTGCCAACGACTTCCGTTCAACCGGTAAGACTATTGAATTTGAATTTGAAACAAGAGATGTTACCGACTACGACTCAGTCATCCTCAGCTGCATGAACGGAGGAATCGGACTTGAAGTGACCGCACAGAAAGCCATATTCAGATCCGAACAGACCTCTATCGAAACACAATTCAAAGAGGATGAACGTGTCCGAATCTCCTTCATGATCGAAAAGAAAGCGGAGAACCGGCTGATCTTCGTCTACATCAACGGTGAGATCTGCGGACTGATCCAGTATCCGGAACAAGACAACTTTACTCAGCCCAATCCTGCCGGGATCTCGATCGGCAGCAGTGACTGTACCGCAGATATCTTTAATATCCGTGTCTATGACAATGCCTTAAACCGCTATCAGCTTCTTGACAATTACATTGCCGATATGGACAATCTTGAACTGAAGCGCAAGCTATATGCCCGGAACAACATTTATGACGACTATGGGAATCTCAGCTATGAGAAGCTGGCGAATCAGAATATCTCATTCACCATCGTCGGTGAGCTTCCGACTTTCAAAGGAGACAAGAAGACTGTCACCCTTGTTTATGAGGACAGGGAACATCCTGAACGCAGCTGGGTAGCAACCGGAGTAGAGATCGACGTACAGGGAACATCCTCTCAATGGTATCCTCGAAAGAACTTCAAGACAAAATGCAAGCAGGGATTCACCATGACCGCTACCGGTGAACATGCCGATAAAGTTGCCATCTTCGAAGAGGAAATACCTGTAAACGTATTCTGCTTCAAAGCGGACTTCGCCGAATCTAGCGGTGTACACAATACCGGTATGGCCCGTTTGATCGACTATATCCTTCGTGGCATGGGGTTCCTTACTGAAGCACAGAAGGCTGATCCCCGCGTCCGGACGACAGTCAACGGCCGCCCGTCGGTGATGTGGCATCAAACATCAGAAGATGCTGAGAGAACATCACTGGGCAAATACAACTTCAATAACGACAAGTCAACGGATGAAACATTCGGATTCAAGGCCGGCTGTGAAAGTTGGGAGATCCTGAACAATACTTCCGACCGTGTACTCTTCAAACGTTCGGACTATATCACCGTCGACTCGGAAGGTAATATAGAATGGCTGAAAGACTTCGAAGCTCGTTATCCGGACGAAAACGAAGACTACACGAATCTAAAGCGCCTGACTGACTGGCTTGTCTCCGTAAAGGATAACCCGACGAAGTTCCGGGCCGAAGCTGATCAGTACCTGGACATGAATTTCATGTTATCGTACTACACGATAACGGAACTCTTTGCGATGGTCGACCAGCGTGCTAAGAATATGTTCCTGACTACCTTCGACGGAATTCACTGGATCTGCATCTTCTATGATAATGATACTGTGTGCGGACTGAACAACGAGGGCGTAGCAGCATTTGACTATACGGTTGAGTACCACGATCAGATCGGTAACAAGGATGTATGGAACGGTGCAGAGTCAACTCTCTGGAACAACATCGAGCAGGCATATTCTAAAGAGATCGCAGCCATGTACGCTGAAATGCGGTCAAAGAAGCTGCTCACTTATGAAGAATGTATCCGCTTCTTCGATACCGAACAGGGAGATGCCTGGTGTGAAGCAGTATACAATGAGGACAGCTGGTACAAGTATGTCCGTCCATTACTCGATGAAGGGAATGGATCATACCTGTATGCTGCCCAGGGAAGCCGCAAGATGCACCGTCGCTGGTGGCTGTACAACCGATTCAAATATATGGACTCTAAATACATTGCCGGAGACTATAAGAATGACTTCGCAACTCTGCGTCTGTACACCCCTTCAGAGTGGGAAGGAGTAGAACCTAATGCGGATATGACCATCACATCGTATGCCGGGCAGTATGTCAACGTCCAGTACGGATCATATACAGTCGGCACTCGGTCACAGAAAAATATACCGGTACATATTAAAGCTCCTGCCATCCAGTTCAACGATACTGAAACAATCATTTTTGGTGCCGGTCAGATCAGCAGCCTAGGGGATCTATCCTCTTTATATCCCGGTTCGGTCGACGTATCGAAGATGACCAAACTGGTGGAGCTGATTATCGGGTCCGGAGCGGAAGGCTATCGAAACACGAATATGGAAGTGCTCTCAGTTGGTGCAAACAACCTGCTCCGCAAGTTGGATATCCGCAACTGTCCGAACCTGAAACAAGCAATTGATTTGGCACAATGCACCAACATCCGCGAGATATGGGCGGAAGGAACCGGAACATCTGCTGTAGTATTGCCTGAAGGCGGTAACTTGACGTTGCTTCACCTGCCGGACACCATTACAAATTTAACGGTCCGAAATCAGACTGAGCTAACTGATGCGGGATTGGTACTCGCAGGAGTGCAGAATCTTTCGACAATCAGATGGGAGAATACCAACAAAGCAAATGTCTTATCCATAATTGACAGATGCTTTGCGCTTGATACTATGAAGTTAGAGCGTGTACGCTTGATCGGTGTAGACTGGACATTATCTACCCTTGATCCTATCATAAAACTAATCAGTTTGAAAGGGCTGGACGAAAACGGCAACAATGTAGACAAGGCGATCATCACCGGTAAATGTTATGTCTCTGTAGCTACCGATTCTCAAATCAACAAACTGAAGGCGGCATTTCCCGAATTAGCTGTCACATACGGTCAATTGAAACCTGCTCCTGTGACGACTTTCACCTTCAGTTCTTCTCAGCGTAAGTCTCTTGCTAATTCAGCCTTCGAATGCGCCTACGAAGTTGAGAAAGTAAACGAATATACCTACAAGGTAACTTCTGAAGACAACATAACGATTGATTTTACGTTCAAATGTGAAAATCACGAAGATTTTAAGGGTTCATATCTTGTAGCCGGTACACGTTCTCAGAGTTATACTGTGACATATATTCCATTACGAAAGATTCGTGTAGGAGTTTATAACCAATCGGTATATGTCCAAGGTGCTACTGTCACAATTGGAGACCGATCATACATTTCTGATGCTGACGGATATGTTACTTTACCGCGTGGAGGTGCGGCTATATCCGGAACCGTGTCTGCATACGGATATGCAAGCAATACCTTCTCATATGGTTCCATAACATCTGATACTACAAACACTGTGTATGTATATGGCGTCGTGGATGTTAAGTTTATCGTAGAATACAATTCATCGCTCATTGAAGGTGCTACCGTAAAATGTAATGGAGTGACAGGAACGACTAACCAGTACGGTGAATGCACTTTATCATTGGGAAAAGGAACCTATGAATATTCTGTTACCCATGACACATATTATGAAAAGACAGGTAATATAACTGTTGGGACGTCTGCAACATCCTTAACTGTATATGTAGAACCAAACACGGTCGAAGTAAAGTTCATAGTAAAAGACGGCACTGTACTTCTATCCGGAGCTACTATTCAATGTGATGGAAAGACAGGGATTACTGATACGTCCGGAGAAGCTATGTTGGTAATAGGAAGTAAGAAAACTCATGAATACTCCGTATCTAAAGGAGGATACTTTGATGTTACGGGTAGTATTACTGTTAGTTTAACCGCCATTACGGTCAATGCTGCCATGATACTTGATATCGAATCCTTTAAACCTATAGAAAACGGGAATATTCAGATGTTGGTTACCGGAATAAGTGTGACCCTTTCAGTAACGTCCGATACGGCAGACTATGTAATATCGTGGGGGGATGGAACAGAGGAGCGCGCATCCGACATTGGGGAGCAAAACTATAAGCACACGTATGATAATTCAGACTTTCATCAAATTGAAGTACGCAATTGTAATAATGTAACATATGCCTATGCTTCGAATACTGTCGCTTATTGGAGTATTGGGAATAGTGGTGTTAGGAACCTGTCATTTTTTGGGCGTTCAACATTGAAATACGTCGGGCTTATTTTTAAAAATGATACTGAAAGAACGTCTTTCGGAAGTTGTTTCAATCAAACATCACTCGAAACAATTCCTACAGGATTACTTGATACTTGCGTAAAGGCTAATAACTTTAGTTTATTTTTCAGTAGGACTCCCTTAAAAGCTATACCTGAGGGGTTGTTTGACCATTGTATAGAAGCAGATAGTTTTGACGGAACTTTCAATGAAACACAAATCACTTCAATTCCAGAGAACCTGTTTAAGTACAATATTAAAGCTAGATATTTTCAACAATGTTTTTGGAATACGCCGATTACAGTCATCCCGGAGCTTTTATTCTATAACTGCCCTGACGCAATCTCTTTTGGGGAAATAAGCCCGAGGTATTTTGAATATGGTTGTTTTGCTTATACTTTGATTGAATCCGTACCAGAAAATCTCTTTATAAACAATAAGAAAGCGACCTCTTTTGCCGGATGCTTTTCAAACACCAAATTAAAAACTGTGCCTGTAGGACTTTTTGCAAATAATGCAAAAGCTTCTAATTTCGGGTATTGTTTTTCTGAGTCATCAATAGAGAATATACCTGCCGGTTTAATTGATAATTGTCCAGTTGCATCAATGGAATATTTTTGCCATAGCTGTAGCGAGTTGAGACATGCGGTACTTCCCCCTAATGTTCCGAATTTAGGTAATTACTCCTTTGCCTATTGTCCTAAAATGGAATATATCATTTCGCCTGCAGAAACCCCTCAAATTATTGGTGCGAGAACGTTTTCCTTATCTTCCAGCTGGCAATCCGTCCCAATATACGTTCCTGATGAATCTGTAGACGCCTATAAGACAGCAACCAACTGGACTGCCTTAGCAGACAGAATCAAACCAATAAGCCAATTTGCAACCGATTTCCCCAATGAGGAGGTATAATATGAAAATAGATGAATTAAACAACAGGCATATCACTGCGGAAGAAGGAAAAGTATTCCGCAGAATTTCCGATGGTCAGCTATTCGGGAATGAAATCTATCTCGGATACGCCTACTATCTGTCAGGTGAGAAACTAGAAGAACCGCTTTTGGAACTCCCTGAACACTATGAAGAGATAGACGATCCAGCTGAAGAAACCATCCTCATCGATGAAGATACACCGCTAGAGGACACAGATATTGAAGAAGCGATAACCATAGAGGATGAACCAACTGATATAGAACAAAAAAAGAGAATCACCGTAGCTGACTATCACAAGTTAGAGAAGCAGGTAGCAATCTTAATGCGAATGATAGGAGGAACAGAATGGCAGGACTAATCAATACCGGGATTTGGGGATTTATCTCCTCCGCTAAAGCAACAGGGAAGAAAATACTGAACGCTGCCGGTGAAGAAGTAGATGAATGGGTAAGTACATTCGTATCAGGCGTATCGGGATGGATTGTAGACAAACTTGGCAATGCTGAGTTTAAGTCTGTCTTTGTACGTGAGAAATTCATCACGAACGAATTTGTATACAACCGCATCCAGGTGACCGAGGATGAAGAGATTGTCACAAGCAGCATTAAAATAGCCTCTTACTTCGATAACGGAGACGGGACATTCACCGTTTATCCCGATTTACGTGAAGCGGACAAGAATCCGCTTACTGATAGTGATTTGCTGCTGGGGTATTATCACAATCCCGGCAATAGCGGTGTAATCTACTCCGTTCAGCAGTTTACCGCCATCTCTGATCCGGGTAGCGATCAATCAATTCTACTTGAAGCTGAAGGTGACAGCATCCCTTACCAGCACATGATCATTGCAAGAGTAGGAAACATAGTTGATGCAGAACGTCAATCATTCATCCGTATCTCATCAAGAACAAATTGTCAATACTTCTATGACGGTATCGACAGTTGGGCGGCTTATTCCGATCCGGAACATGTAAGATGCACACTCGGTCATGCCGATATCGGTCTGATACCGGCATGGGCGAGAGAAGCTGTAGGAAGTGTAAAACGGTGGTTTGGTTTGATCGCTGATGGAGTGATCATTCGTGGTACATTCATCCTGCACAATGACAAGACAATCGAAGACGAGTTGAACGGTCGTGAGATTCAGATACGCGGTGATTTCGAAATCAGGGAGGATGGGATCACGGGCAAATGGCAAGAAGTCATCAAGTACGCGAAGGAAGCTTCTGATTCTGCTAGCTCTGCTGCCGGGTCAGCTACCACCGCAGGTGAACATGTAACCAAAATCGAAGAGCTATCTTCTGAGTTTAATGTCAATTATGAGAAGTTGTCTGCTGACTTTACCCATAAGGTTAATACCGAGACGACGAATGCCCTCGGTGCTATTACATCAGCAACGGAAGAAGCAACCGGTACGCTTCAGCTCACAGCCAAGGACTTTGTACTCGCCTTTACCAATCTGGTAGATACCAAAACAGAAGAGGCAACCGATGCGATCTCCGAAGCTAAAAAGAGTGCAGAGTCATCATTAACCATGACTGCCGAACAGCTTGATCTACAATTCAAGAAAACAGTAGAAGAAAAAACAGAAGAAGCGACCGGAGCGATCACTGATAAAAAAGAATCTGCTGAATCAGACATTCAGGCTTCAGCGGAAGAACTAACAGCTACTTTCAATAAGAATGCAGAGGAAAAGGTAAAGGAAGCCGACGGAGCAATCACGACATCTAAGAATGCTGCTAAATCGGAAGTAGAACTCACCGCTAAGAACTTGACCGCAACATTCGAGGAGAACGTCCAGCAGAAAACGATATCAGCAAAAGGCGAGATTGACGCGACAACAGAAAGCCGCAAATCTGAACTTAACTTGACCGCAGAAGGATTGATCACCAAGTTCGAGGAAGCCGTTACTGATGCTGAAGGAGATATCATTAAAGAGATCGGTACTCAAGTTACTCAGAATGCAAAAGAGTGGAAAGTGGAGATTATGGGTGAGGATAAAGATGGTAATCCGAACTCAATACTTGCTGCTATCAATGCTAGTAAGGAAGGCATCAAAATCAAAGGGGACAAGATTCAAATTGATGGTGATCTGCTCGTTAACGCCATTATGAGTACCGGTATTAATATTGATGACAAGTTTGTCGTAGCCATAGACGAAAACGGCAAAGCTAATGTCACTGTCAAGGGGGATGGTATTTTTACCGGCGCTGTTAAGACTCCATTCAGAGTTTATGAAAGCTTTGAAGATATACAACTAAATCCTGAAGGTAACCTTGGCTTTAATTTCACATACATTGCCAAGCCTGAGAATGTGAACATCGTAACTGTTAGTAATCTTACTAATGAAAAATTTAATGGAGCTACTATTAAAATATATGTCGGCGGGGAAGCCGGGCAATCATTGGAATTTAGATCTTCACTAAAGGAACCTAGTGCTTTCGTTCTTCCAGGAGACAGAAGCGATGGAACAGAAAGGGATTTCGATATAATAAAAATCAAGGTCGGAGGATATTTAGAATTGCAAGGGATAAGACAGTATAATAATAAGGGATCTCAGTATTTATTATATACATACTGGGTCATTAAGAACTACGACAGCACTACTATGACACTACTTAATTGGTATTAATTTATTATTTAATCATTTAAAAATAGAACTTATGAAAAAGGTATTTTACGAAAGCTGGATCGCAAAGCATTTATTGTTTGCCGGCTACTCAACTATCACGCTGCTTGCGTGGGTATTCACAAAATGGTCCAAGACAGAGGTCAGGCAGTCTACAATCAATCATGAATGTGTGCATGCCCGGCAGTGGATTGAACTAACGGCCGCTTCTGGTATCCTGCTGTGGATCGGAGTGCTGGTGTTCGGTTACTCGTCATGGTGGTTAATGTTGTCTGCAGCTACATTCTATGTATGGTATGTACTAGAGTGGTGTATCCGCAAGATGATTGCTAGCGTACTGGCTGACTGTAAGGAAGATTATGATGCCTACCGGCTGATCTCCTTCGAACGGGAGGCACGATTAGCGGAAAAGGATAACAACTACCTGGAGAATAGCGCTTACTTCAGCGGTTGGTTGAGATATGTCTTTAAATAAAAAAACGTCCTACTCATCACGAGTAAGGCGGTTGACAAACAACATAAAATAAAACAAAGGGAAAGATCCCTTCGCTTATAAATCGATGCAAAGGTAGTATTAATAATTAGATAGAGAAAAGGAATATGGGATTAAATGAATGGCTGGCGCTGATCGGGGCTTTGGGAGGCTTCGAAGCAATCAAATGGATAGTTAACTTCTACGTGAATCGTCGAACGAATGCAAGGAAAGAAGATGCGACAGCGGATAGTATGG